CTGACACTCATCGTGAATAAAACCTAGTAGCGTCCAGTCGCCATCCCATCCGTACTTCAGACCGCGTCGTTCAGCCTCGTGGAAAATCTCAATGACCCATCGCTTCGCAATAGCAGCGCCCGCACCCTGAAGGAGCGTGTTGAGGGCTGCGTGCTTATGGCGAACAGGGATGCGCCGCTTGTCGAGACCGAACAGGTAGCCACGCTCTGCGGACTTGTCTACGGCCCGCTTCAGTTTCCCAAGGGCCGGGAGTTTCTCAAGAAACTGATCCTTGAGCTTCTTACCTTCCTTAGCACCCTTGCCAACAATAGAGCCAATCTTCGCGTCACCAGCCCCGTAGAGCCAGCCGTAAATGAACGTCTTCGCGTTGTCACGCGTAGGAAGGCCCGCAGCTTCTTGATTAACGGTGTGAATGTCGCCGTTCAGGATTACTTCACCGTAGGCTCCGTCATCCCACTGACTCATAAAGTGCGCAAGGCAGCGCAGTTCGATCCCGGATAGGTCCACTCCACCTTGTTTGAATCCAGGGCGCACACCCCAAAGCCCTCGGCACTCTTTGCCCCACATAGCTCGCACTGTAGGTACTTGGGCAACGTTGGGCCACGAGTGAGTGCAGCGGCCTGTAACCGCCCCGTTAGTGTTGATGGAGTGGTGGATGTGCCCATTACGCTCATGCTTGAGCCAGGACTGGTTACCTTCTGAAAGCTGCCCAATTCGTTTCTCGAGTAGGAAGTAGTGAGCGAGGATTTTGGCCTCGGGGTAATCAAGTTTCTCTAGGACCGTTTCGTCAACCTGGGGCTTCCCTCCGTCCGTGAAGACCTTAGGCTCCCAACCGTACTTGACGATCAACCGTTGGGCTATCTGGTCCCGACTACCGGGATTGAACTCTACGATCTTGTCCTTCAGGCGCTTCCCGGTTTTCTCTGAGAACCTTTCGATTACCAGGGGAGGGAACGTGTCTAGCATCTGCTGACGGATAGCATCGCGTTCCACTGCGAGCTTCGAATAGAGTTCTACGGCAGCCTTGGTATTGAACGGCCACCCGCTACGTTCCATCATCGAACAGAACCAGCGGACCTCATGCTCAATCTCGATGGCTTGCTGGGAGTACTCCATGGACTGGAAGTGCTTGTACAGGGCATCGGTGACTTCAATGTCTAGGTCACAGTAGTCACCCATCTCTTCGGAATACTCTTGCCACTCAAGGCCATCGGGATACTTCTCGTCCGGGTTGGCTTCTAGCCAGCGGGCCTTGAAGTCCTCTGCGTACTCACCTTTCTGGAGACCCAAGCGGTATCCCCAGGCTTCCAGAGAGTGGGAGCCAACCTTCTTGCTAGGGAGACGGCCAGCCTTGATGTGACCACCATCACGGGTTACTAGATCAGGGAAGAAGAGGCGTGAGATGACCAGGGTGTCATATACCTTGGTGCGATCTACGGTGAACCAGGGGAACAACTTCTGGATCACTGGGATGTCGAAGTTGATGATGTTGTGACCACCAAGGTGGCCTTCATCCGCAGCCTGTTGGAGATATAGAACACCTTCACCAATCATGTCAGGACCGTACCGCTGCGTCTCCCCTGTTGCTGCGTCCTTCACGGAGATGCAATGGATCTTGGTTACTTCATGGAGGAGGCCATTGCACTCCAGGTCGAACAGGGTAGTACGCATAGTGGTCCTAATATTTAATGGCGAGCGAACTCCCCATGTAATGTTTCTCGTGCAACCCGAAGGGCTGCAGCGGCTTCCTCTTTCGTTGGGAATACACCTATCCAGTGCTTAACCCCGTCCTTGTAGATACGGGCGCACCAGTTGTTATTCGGCTTGACGAAGGAGACGCCCTTGATTCCGCTGCTGTTGTCACTACGGAGGGAGGAGTTTTGACGGTTCTCTACAGCGGTGGCGTGCCGTAAGTTATGCCAAGCGTTGCAGTCGCGGGTGTGGTTGATGTGGTCCACTTCATGCTCAGGCCACTCTCCGGTTATCCAGATGTACGCCAGTCGATGTACAGCGTATCGCTTACCATCAACGAAGATGTAGAGATACCCACGTCCGTTATCATTAACTTTGGCGGGACCAATCTTTGTGTTTTTTGTAGCCACCTTCCGATAAAACCGGCCAGTAACTACCTCGTAATGGAACAACTCTCTAATGCGTTCGACGGTTGGTTTAGAAGGCATACGTCTCAGTAGGTTCGGGCGCAAACCCTCCCTCCTGATCGTATAAACGTCCGGTGGTGCGGTCGTAGCCTAGTTTGATTAAGGTACCTGTAGCAGCGCCTGTGAAGCGGTCTTTGAGTACCCGCAGGGTGGTTGTGTTACGTTCGTCAGGGTCTTCGCTTTGTTGATTGCGCTCAAGACCCAGCATCAGGAAAGACCAGAAGCCAATACTGCGACTGCCTTTGAAATGCTTGATGGAAACGGCCTGTCCTTCCTCATGGCTCTTACCCTCAGGGGTACTAAGGTGCGAGATCAAATGAACGATGATCTTCAACTCGTTAGCCAGCCCCGCAACTTCCTTCATCAAGGCCTCGAGGGATTCCCGTTCGTTTGCGGTGTCTGCCATACAGGTGAGGTTATCAACATAGAAGACGCGTACATCCTCTGCGTGGGCCATGAATCGGATCTTTGCGGACACTACGCCCCACTCGGTTTCCCCGAATGAGTCATACATCACTACCTTTCCTTCCAGGTCCCCTACGGCCTTCGTGCGCTCCTCACGCTCCCAGCTACCATCAGGCACATGGAACCTACGACCAGCGATCTTTCCAGCGAGGCGGGTAACGGTCTCCGCAGGACGCTGCTCGAGGAACACAAGGCCAACCTTCAGCTTCAGTTCTTCGATGTCGTACGCTGCTTGCTGTAGAACGAAGTCCGTCTTACCAATGCCCGTACCAGCGCCAATCGTGTAGACCTCACCGTACCGCCGCCCATAGGTAACCTCGGACAACTTCGGGATGAACCAAGGCAACCCATGGGTCACATCACGGTCCAACTCACTGAGCACATCGGACACACCAACGATCCCATCGGGCCTATAAGCCTTTGCATTCCAAATGGCCTGAATGACATCAGCACCCTTGCCTTCCTTAAGACACTCATTGGGGTCCTTCAGGGGCAGTGAGGCAATCTTGCAATGCCCTGGTGAGAACATCTCTGCAACAGCTTTGGCAGCGTCTTGTCCTGGTTGATCCATATCGAAGACCAAGACGATCTCTTCGAACTGGTTGAAGAAGTCTATCTGGCGGGCGATGTCCCGCTTGGCCGCTTGGGCCCCGTTAGGTACTGAGACCACCGGCCATTTATGCCCCTGCAACTGGCTTATAGAGAGGCAATCGATCTCGCCCTCTGTCACAACGAGCTTCTTACCTTTTTGCCATAGGTGCTGGCCAAACATGGGAGGGTGTTTCGCGTCACCAATGAACTTGAAGTCCTTATCCTGCCCACGGGTCTTGACTGCAACAACCTTCCCGTCCTTCACATACGGGTACATGTGCACAGTCTTACCACCCAACTGCCCAACACGAACACCCCAGAACCTACAGGTGTCTTCGCTGATCTGCCGGGCAGGTAGGCCCCTGACTTCGGCTTCTTGGTACTCTCTCAAATCCTCTGCCACGGCCTTTCCTTTCTTGGTGTGTACTTCTTCGCCATCGCCGCGCTCTCGATATGAGCAGCCAAAGCAAAACGCATGTCCGTCTGAGTAACGGGCTAGGTTGTCACGAGACCCGCACTCAGGACAGGACTCTTTACGGATAAATGTAGACTCACCTTCACTCATACAGTCCCATCATTTTGTTGGTTCGCGCAAACTCCCCATAGAGTTCAACAAGGCGGGCGTCATATGCTTTCGCTGCCTCTACAGGACAGTCAAAATACCCAATATGCCTAGTCTTACCTTCCCACCCTACTGACGATACATATCGTTGCTTTGCCTTTTCCCACCGGACCCCTTTGTACCCTGTGGCAGATCGCTTCTGCAGTCCTTGGTTGGCCGCGTTCTGCGCCGGTGTAGCCAAGCGTAGGTTCTCAATCCTGTTGTCTGTAGGATCTCCGTTGATGTGATCCACCCACATCCCATCCGGCCTAGGCCCGTGATGCGCTTCCCAGATAACTAGGTGAAGGTCACGAACCTTTGCTCCGACCCGCACTTTCGTGTATCTGTAGTTCATCTCAGTTATCCAAAAGTGCAGCCATTGATTCAGGGAACAGGTGACGAAGGCGTTGGTCAATCTGTTCAGCAACCTCACGGCACGCTCGTTGTGCATGGGGATCAAGACGTT